GGCTGGGGACTGATGGGTCCATCCTAGGTTCCTGTGGCAAAAAAGAGGCCCAGGATAATCCTGCAAGGTGTCTACCCAGAGCCAAGGCCGAATCTCTGACCAAGGCTGAACGAGCCGCAACTGCTCGCAAAAAGAAAGCTGCAGGACGCAAAGGCAAGAAGGTCGTATCCAATACCCAGAAGGCCAAGGTGCGGAGTTGATGTCATGCCGAAGGTCTGTCACTACGTGTATGTCAACGGGATGTATCAGACTGACTGCAACGCTCATTTGATCAACCGGCCTCAAAAGCGGTGTGACAAATGTGGACGCAAACCGGCAGAAAAAGTAATTGCGCTTCATCGAGAGAAACTAACCTATCAGGGGACTGAGGAATGATCGGAATACTCGGCAAGATTTTAGGATCGGGTGATGTTATTAAGAAAGGCATCGACCTGGTTGATAGCATGCATACCTCGACAGAAGAGGAAATTGCAGCAAAGACGAAAGCCAAGATTGACATTATGAACGCATACGCACCGTTCAAATTGGCCCAAAGATATTTGGCATTGATGTTTGCATTCACATTCCTGTCATGTTTTGCACTTACTCTCGGCATGTCTTTATCTGGCCAAGGTGATATAGACGCAGTGAAGTCAATACTTGGTGACTTTTATATTGGCGAAATTATGTTAATAATTGTCACGTTTTATTTTGGCGGTGGATTAGCCGAAGGCGTGATGGAGAAACGTAAAAAATGAGTTGGGAATCACCCTATTTCTCGAAAGAGGAAATGCAATGTCAACATACTGGATTGGGCGGGATGGATGCAGAGTTTATGTCTTTACTGACAGAACTCCGTGCAGCCTATGCCAAACCTATGATCGTGACATCGGCGTATCGTCATCCGACACATCCAATCGAAAAAAGAAAAAGCCAGCCAGGAGCACACAGCACTGGTCGCGCTGTCGATATTGCGGTGGATCGTGGTGACGCTTGGGAAGTCTTACACCTTGCTATGGCAATGGGGTTCACCGGCATCGGTGTTCAACAGAAAGGTGAAGGTCGGTTCCTGCATTTAGATAACTTACAACCAGACGAATTTGAGAGATTTTTACGGCCAACTGTATGGTCATATTGACAGTGATAAGGGGGTTACATGTCAATCGATCCGAAGTTACTAGAATTTTGCTCAACTGAAACACAACGACGAACGATTGAGGCCGTGGTAGAACACGGTAGCCAAAGGGCAGCAGCCAAGGCACTTGATCTATCTCACGGCACAGTAAGTGGACATGTTCGCAGAGTTCAGAGACACGCCGAACGCAGAGGCTACTCACCAGACCACGATCTCACCCACGTTCTCCCAGAATCACTCACACTCAAAGGCACATCGACTCTCTACCATCATGAAAAGGGTCAGGTACTTCAATGGGTCAAGACCAACGCTGACAAAGAAGTACAGGCCAGAGAATTATTAGAAGGAATCAAAGATGCACTCGCAGAATACAAGGGGACTTCAGAGCCTGTTCACCACGTTGGGTTCGATCCGTGCGAGGGCTTGGCGGCATATGTTATGGGCGATGCTCACTTTGGAATGCTGGCTCACGCTGAAGAAACTAAAATTGCGGATTTCGATTCGGAAATTGCGTACCGAATTATGCAAGGTGCTGTTGATTACCTGGTGCATAGTGCGCCACCCACGAAAAACGCTTTGTTCGTCAATGTCGGGGACGCGCTACACGTAGACAACCGAACCAATAAAACACCCGGTCACGGTCACCCACTGGACGCTGACAGCCGGTATTACCGAATCACTAAAGTATTTGTCTGGGCCATGATTCATGCGATCCGTCGAATGCTCGAAAAGCACGAACATCTCACCGTCATCAATGCCGCAGGTAACCACGATCCAGACTCAACGCAGTGGATTCAGTTGGCACTTGCTCTGTACTTTGACAACGAGCCACGAGTGGACATCATCCAAGACCCAAGCCATTATTATCGGTACAGATACGAAAACGTACTACTAGGTGTTACCCATGGCGATGGCGCAAAAATGGAAGAACTACCCAACATTATGGCTCACCTTTGGGCGCAAGACTGGGGTCAGACTACCCATCGTCACTGGATTACTGGCCACATCCACCACAAAGTGGTTAAAGAGTTCAATGGGTGCAAGGTGGAGAGTTTCAACACACTCGCGCCGAGTGACGCATGGCATGCCAAGTCAGGTTATTTTGCTGCGAGGGAAATGCATTCGCTGATTTTCCATCCAGAGCATGGACTTGTTGCCAGGAACATTTGTCCGGTGGGACTGGCACATAATTAACATTGACTACAAAAAGTGTTGACACTGTAATCATAAACTGATGAAATGCAGGTGTTGTTAATTGAGGGGGTAATTTATGACAACACTTGCATCGACTATCTGGAATACTTTGTCTCGAATCAATGTCAATGATCACATTGAGAGAAAGGGCAAACTCACCTACCTGTCATGGACTTGGGCATGGGGCAAACTCATGGATCATTTCCCTGAATCCTTCTACTACTTTGAGGAATACACCAAGGCCGATGGGTCTATGGAAGTATTCTGCACCATGACGATCCATCGAGAGAATGACTCTGTCTGTCGGCAGATGTGGTTACCTGTGATGGACAATCGCAACCAAGCCATTGTGGGGCCGAACTCTCGGCAAATCTCAGACGCTAAGATGCGTTGCCTGGTGAAGACGATTGGTATGTTTGGTCTTGGTTTCTATATCTATGCCGGTGAAGACTTACCAGCACACGAGAAAGAAATGGATGGTCCGATCACGGACGAACAAGCCAACACACTCAAAGAGATGATCAAGGAAAGCATGGCAGACATTGAAAAGTTCTGTGACTTCTATCGCGTTAGTGCGGTCGAGTTACTGGAGCAATCCAAGTATGAACAAGCGTACAACATGCTTGCCAAGAAGATCGCCGATTCTGAGGCATCTGCAGCGCAAGAACCAGCTATTGATTCTGAAGACCTGTAGGAGGTTTTATGTCACCAATGACAACAAATATGTTAATCATGGAGTTGCGTTCACGGATGGACCTTCAAGCGAGCGAGCCAGACCCACGGTTTGACATTGCTCTCAACGATCTGGAAAAGGCCAACGTAGAGGCGTTTGACGCGCTCCACAAGGCCCTTCATGACGCTTACCGTACCCTGACCAAGTGTTCGATCTATCGAACGTCTGAGAGCGTTGTGACGCATGTTGGAGAGGAACTCGATGCGCGTCTTTGATGTAGAGCAGGGAAGCCAAGAGTGGTTAGAGTTGAGACTGGGGTGTCCAAGCGGCTCCCAGTTCTCAAATTTGCTAACTTCTACTGGCAAGCCGTCAACGTCTGCTGAGACTTACATTAACCAGTTGATTGCCGAAAAGCTAACCGGCAAACCCACTGAGGTGAAAGTCACGGAGTGGATGCAAAGGGGTACAGAATTGGAACCCTTAGCCAGAAACTTTTATGAGTTGATGACGGACAATGAGGTCACTGAGGTTGGGTTCTGTATGCATGACCAGGCTCAGTGTGGGATTTCTCCAGATGGATTGATCGGTGATGAGGGTGGATTGGAGATCAAGTGTCCAGCACCCCAGACGCACGTGAAGTATCTGAGAGACAACAAGTTGCCAACCCAGTACAAGCAGCAGGTGCAGGGTTGCCTATGGATTACCGGACGGGAGTGGTGGGACTTTGTATCGTTTCACGAGTCCATGCCGGTGATGACGGTCAGAGTCCAACGGGATGATGACTACATTCAACTGCTAGAGGCCGAAGTGTTGAAGGCAGTTGAGACAATTGAAACAGAAGTAAATCGATTAAAGGAAATGTAATGGATAAGCAATTTGATAATACGAACCGTGGTGCGTTGTGGGACAACGCGAGCAAAAAACGCGAAGGCAAGAACGATCCTGATTTCTCAGGCAACGTGAACGTCAATGGTGAAGAGTTCATCATCTCCGCTTGGAGAAAAGAGCAGAAGCACCAGAACAGTCCAGTGTTGTCGATCTCAGTTCGTCCGAAGCTGGATGCACCAGGAAGCGGTCAATCATTTGACACTGGCGAGAAGATTCCATTTTAGGGGGTGAATCATGTTTTGCGAGAAAACACAGCAGGAGTTGATTCGTGTGTCCATCGGTTCTGATGCATATGACCAATTGAGTCCAGAGCAACAGGTCGAACATGGTCACCGAATTGATGAAGTTTTGAAGAGAGCAATTGAGCGTGAACCTGACAAGTTTCAGGATGGAGCGTTTATTTTTCAGAACAGACGGAAGTTCAAGAAGGCGTAAAAAAAGTCCCCCCTTTCGGGGGGATAATTTTGGAGAGGGAATCTCCTTTGGGGGTTGCCTCAGTTTAGCAAAGGTTTCGTATGGTGAAAACAAACGTGGGCAAATGTATTCGTGTTGCCCAAGAAATGCGTGACATCAGCACCTCGACAATGTGCAAAGACTTTGGTGTCAGTCGGCAGCAGGTTCATCGCTGGCGAAGTGCAGATGACATGCGAATACACAAGGTTGAAGAGTTCGCAAACTACTTCAGCATGAAACGCAACGAGTTCCTAAGCCTAGGAGATTGAAATGAAAAAAGTGTACGTTGAAATGATTTTTTGTATTGCACACTGGATGATCTACGTTGGGTATGCATTAGAGGATTACGCATACCGGTTGGAGTGGAATGATCCAAGAGACTAAAAATTGAGGGGGTACTATGCAAGATCAAATCAAACACATTGTCACATCGAACCAAATGGCCGAGCAGTGCTACAGAGACATTGTGGCCATGGTCAAAGAGTTTGGCTGGTGCAACATCGACATCAAAGCCGGTGGCCGGTCAGTCAAAGAGTTTGGCTGGTGCAACATCGACATCAAGGCCGGTGGCCGGTCAGAGCCACAGAGAAAAACGTATTGGATGTGGTTGCAAGAGGCTGCTGAGTGGATGACCGAACATTCAAAATACCAAATCAACAAGGATGATCTGCACGACCGGATGCGAGTTGAGTTTCTTGGATTCAAAGAGGATCGCATGGTCGGAACCACTAAGATACCTGGTCAATTGATTTCAACCGGTGACCTGACAAAGGGTGAGATGTTTCACTACATGACCCATGTTGAGCAGTTCTGGTTAGATCGAGGCTGTCCACTGACAACACCAGGTGATTCCCAATACATGAAACTGAAGAGGTCGCATGCAAGCGGCAACGAGGAAATGTAACCAGTGCCGGAAAAAGATTCCGGCTGACACTGCGATCACCAGCAACTTGAAAGCGTTTTGTGACTTTCAATGCCTGAGTGAGTACACGCAGCAAAACAAGGACAAGCTGCAGAAGCGTGTGAAGACCGAGAGAAATGTTGAGACCCGCAAGAAAAAAGAAAAGCTCAAAACTCGGTACGACTGGATGCGTGAGGCTCAGGCAGCATTTAATGCATACGTGAGATGGAGGGATCGGGATGCGCCATGTATCTCTTGTGGTAATTATACTCTCAACGATTTGCCTGGTGGTGGTTGGGATTGTGGTCACTATCGATCTACTGGCTCTGCTCCTCACCTGCGATTCAATCTCAGGAATGCTCACAAGCAATGCGTCAAATGTAACCGCTACCTGTCAGGAAATGTGGTCGAGTATCGGAAGGAACTGGTGAAAAAGATCGGCAAGGACAAGCTCGACCAGTTGGAGCAGGATGACGAATATCGCAAATTTGATATTGAGTATCTGAAAAGAATCAAACGAATCTTCAGAAAAAAATGTAATCGTGTCATCAAAAAGTGTTGACACCATAGGCAGGATATGAGACTATAACTGTGTCGGGTAAATATGAAACGTAATTAAGGAGACACGACATGAACAACACAAAACACATCTTCAATGACGGTGGCCGCGCTAAATACTTCAAAGGTTTTGCTGGCGACTGTGCCGCACGAGCTATGGCAATCGCATTAAACCTAGA